CTATAATCAAAGAAGCAGTAAGAAAAGGAATTCTAATAAAGAGAGCTAACTCAGTTGAGCTATATTGTCCAAAATTAGGTATGCCACTATCTAAAATAGATTTTGATAAGCACGGAAATCCAGTACCAAAATATAGAACAAAATCAATACAGCTTGAAACTTTAGGTGAAATAAATCCAATGACAAGCAAGATATTGGTAAGCTGAGGTTATTATGAATAGAAAAGAAAGAATAGTTAAAATTAGCCACTTATACAGCGTAGCACAAGAACATGGTGTATTGCAAAATATCTCAAATGTTACTTCTTATAGTACAAGAGAAACAGAGTTAAAGAATAAGCAATTATCTGCACCAGACAGAGAGAACCTTTATCCAAACAAACAAGAAGAAAAACCAGATACAAAGCTGGCTCCGGACCTTTCAGCAAGAACGCTATCAACAAGATATTCTCCAGATAGAGTTGGTGTTCAAGCGCTAAGAGTAGATGACGACTCAGTTGCTGATCCATACACTGGAAAGATTTATAGAAAATCAGAAGGATACAAACTAGAGAACGGCACAGTTGTTCCTGGCGGAAGCATATCGCTACAAACAAAAATTTGATTTTTTAAACTATAAATAGTAAAATAAAGGGGGAAACCCCTTTATTTTTTTTTAGGAAAAACAATGGAAAATAAAACAGAAGATGCACTTGGTTCTAAAGTATCTAGACATCCAGATAAAAAAGAAATCATAAAAAGATTGTTAGCTGGAGAGTCGGTAAAGAAAATAGAAGAATGGATAAAATCTAAATATCCTAGAAATAGGAAATATCACATATCATACATGACTCTTCAAAAGTTTAGAGTAAATCATCTAAATATAAAGGGCGAGTTGCTTGAAGATATAAAAAATAGAAGATATCAAGATGATATAGAAAATGAAAAAGCGGAAATAAAAGTTGCCCTTCTTAATTCATCAGAATATCAAAAGCAAATAGAACAAATTGTTTCTAATGAAATAGATGTTAACAGAAAATTGCTTGAGATGGAAAAATTAATATCAAGTCGTCTTGAATATTATTTTAATGTTATATCGTCAGGCGGCTCAATGAATCAGAATGCTGATAAGGTATTTTTGGAATATATAAACTCAATGAGATCCATTTTGGCTGACTGGAAAAAATACGTTGAAGGCGTTGCTGATAAAAAAATAGAGCACAATGTCAATATACAGGTTGTTGATACTCAGGTTAAGGTTTTAAAAGAAGCAATGTTTGAAGTATTAAATGAAATGGATCCACAGCTAATCTTAACATTTATGGATAAATTAAATAAAAAAATGCAACAACTGAACTATGATTCACCAGAATATAATAATTATTTGATAGATGTTAGTGAAGAGAGTGTTTAATGGAAGAAGAAAAAAATGTATCAATATCAGAGTCTGATATAAAAACGCTTTATGATTTAAAAAACTGGATTTCAAGAAATTGCGGCATAGATAAAATAGATGATAATATGATGCCAAGTGTTATTGATGAGCTTTGTAGGCAGATAAAGGAATCTAAAAAACCTGGTTCTGGTATTTTTTGCTTTAATATTATAAGGCTTAAAGGAAGAATTCATAATGAAGCTTGATGATTTGAAAAAAAATGATAAGAGTATTATCAGCTCTCTTTCTATAAAGACAAGCGAAGAATATGAGCAATATAATAAAATTCTATTCGCTGCAAAGCAAATTGGCATAAATAATGAAAATATAATAAAACAAGCTTTTTTTGATTATAGAAATAATAAAACAAAATTATCTACAGACGTAGATTACTATAATCACATATATAAAGTTGCTTTAAATAATAATTTTAAAATAAAGAAAATTGCATATCCAAATAATTCTCAAGATAGAATAATAAGATTATATGATAAAGAATATGACCTAGCAAAGTGGTCAGAGATTGTTAAACAAATATATAATAAGTTTTATGAAAATCCAGAGAATTCAAATTTTTCTATAATTGTAGATGATATATGTGAAAAAAGATTTAATGACGATGAAGAACGATTTAAATTTAAAAAATGGCTAAAATACTATAACGAAGGAAATCATAAAAAATATAGCTTTACCGAGGAAAGCAACATGAGAAAACAATCTTCTTTTTATTTACCATTAACAGTTGATGCTTATTCTGGTGATTCAAGCCCATATGCATCTGGTGTTGAAATGTCAAGTTTTGACAAAACAGTTGATGATGCGAGGGATGCAGCCTCAGTAAAGACATCTTATAAAGATTGGAAGAAAAAATTCACAACCGCATGGAGAAGGATCGATAAGATTCTAAAAGAAAGCGAAGACTTTATTGAGCCAGAGAAATACGAACAGATATCTGAAATTATGCATAAGCTTGATGTTCAGATTGGTAAAATTAGATTTAAGTCAACCGCGTCTGATATCAGCCTAAGTACAGCACAAAGTCTTAAAAAAATTGGATTCAGTGAAGGTGCAGATATTTTGACAAAATTTGCGCAAGAAGCTGCACAACCACTTGATACCGATGTTGCTCAGGCACCCGCGCCAGAATTACAGCCGGCTACGCAGGGCGGCCAGGGTTCGGTTATGACGGGCGCTGGCGCGGGCCAAGGGGCGACACCAGCGGTAGACACAAAGACGCTAGAAGAGGCATCTGCGGAGCGTAGAGCAATCGAGCGAAACAACGAAGCTACTGGGGAAAAAGTTCTTGAGGGTATCGCGCCAATCCCAGGGCCATCCGTAAATGAATATGATAAGATTTTATCTGGCACTGTAAATGTTGATGATGCTTCCAAAAAGTTGGAGCAAATTGCAGGAATGTTATCAGACAGAAGAGTTATTAGATATCTTGCAGAGTTTGATATTATATTAGATAAACTTGGTATAGCATCAATGTTTCCTGAGCTAGCAGAAGCGCAGAGTAAATTAATTGATTCATATTCTTACGGATTAGTTAGAGTAACAAAAATGCTTGGTATGTTATCAAACAACAGGGCGCTATTTGATAGATCAACTGGGGATGGACAACCAGAAGCTTCTCAAACTTCTGTTTCGGAAACGCCAACGCAGCCAGTTTCAGAGCCAGAAGTTGAGTAATTAATAAATGGATTTATTAAGATGAGCAACTATTATAATAAAGTAGATGAAAGCATAAATATACTTCACTCTCTTGCAGAGAAGTATAAGATAAATAAGCCATACTTTGTTGGTGGAACACCAAGAGATTTTTCTATTGGTAAAAAAATAGAAGAAATGAGGGATCTTGATATAACTACACTTAATTCTGATTGTGGAAGATTGGGGTTACTATTTGCAGTAAATAATCAAGCAAGCTATAAAATATTTTTAGATAAACATGTTTCAATAGCAACAAATTTTATTGGATTAGATTTTAGCGGAAATGTTGAAAATAAAAATGTAAAAGATTGGATGATATCATCTGGAAAAGATATAAAATTTGTTGAATCGTTTTCAAGAGACTTTACAATAAACTCTATGCATCAGGATATGTTTTCTGATGAAATTTTTGATCCAACAGATGGCGGCATAAGAGATATTAACAACAAAATAATAAGAACACCGGCTCCTGTCTCTATAACACTTGGAAATGATAAACGAAGAATATTTAGAGCTATAAAATTAGCGGTACAATTTAATTTTAATATAGATGGTAAAATAATTGATTGGGTTGTGAAAAATTATTCAAATGATATGTCAGAAGATGATTTTTCTCGTACAGCCGAAATAAATAAAGCTATACTAATAAATGCCGATATGACATATTCTATAATAAAAAATATGAAGTTGGAGAAAAAAATACCTTTAGTTGGTCCTTATAAAGATTATATCATAGCGAATAATCTTGTTTTAAATAACCTAACTCAATAATATATTAATATATGGTTTATATTCTATAAAATGATCAGAGGAAAAATAAAAAAATGTCCTTTCGGACTCGATATAACAGATGGATGCAAAAAAGCTGGTGAAAATATTTTTAAGATGATACCTGTTGATAGTTCAAATAAAGATGATGCACCAGAATATAACTATCGAATTATATTATCTGCTTCTTTAAATGATCCTAATTATGAGCATCAGAAGTGCGCATATGCGGATATAATTATGGATGATAAAAATTCAGTTGATTGCAAATATGATAAGGATGTGAACTTCGGTGTTGCCGGAAATATAGCATTAAATGGAAGCCCAATATATCCACATATGTATGTTGGCAACACAACAACGCCAACAAGATCTTATCCTCTGTCGCACTACTCTGACGATAACACAAGAACTATTTATTATGGACTAGTAAGTTTACTACCTTGATTTTTGGAGAAAAATATGAGTGAAAGAAAACACAATAATTTTTATGTAGTTGCATTCTCTGAGGAAGATGATGTTATGGATAATAACATGACAAGCGATTTTATTGATCCAATGTCCATGACAAATGAAGTTTCGGACAATAATCATGATATGATGGATTATAATGAAACGGTCTATAGAGAGACTGTTCCAGGAACAGATGGCGTTTTCGTTGATGATAATGATGACGAATATGATTCAGCCGATGTAGCCGAAGATCAGCCAGAGAAAGATACCAACTGGGAATCAGACAGAGATGTAAAAAAGTTTATGGCATACATTACTGAAATGTATCCAGCAAAAATTCCAAAGCATGACGGAAAAAGCCCCGCTGCATGTGAAGTTGCGATTAAGTTTTTAAAGAAACTTATTTCAGAAATTGCAACAGCGATAAGAAAAGATGATCCAGTTTCTCCAATATTGCCAATAGGGCAACTTGAAAATGATTTCAAGTTTAAAATAATGTCTGACATAATTGTATTGAAAGACCATAAAAAGAAACTTGAAAAAAAGATATCCGATTCATTATCCAAGAAGCATACCAAGAAAGCTTCTTTGTCTGAATATGATGACGAATCAGTTGATCATGAAGACTTAGAGAGCGTATACGAAAACATTCTGCAAAAAGAAGCTCTCCAGAAGGAAGCATTTACACCAAAATTACAAGTTGTTGTGACTGCTTTTGAAAGAGCAATATCCGGAATTGTAATAAATTCAGTAGTTGCTGGCGGCAAACCACTAGAAGATGTTTTTGAGTTTTTAAAGAAAAAATATAATCTAGATAAAAGAGAAGAGTTAGCCATAATGCAAATAATTATGGACAGCGGATTCCCAATATTTAGAGACAGAGGAACAATTTCTTCAGAGGAAGGCTCCGAAGAAGAAAGTTATGGTGTTGAATTTATAAAGAATTATTTCTCATAGGATTTAAAGATGAAAATAAATAGAACAAATGAGAAAGAAAAATATAATGTTACTGTTGGTTGGATTGGTGACTTTATAAATAAAATTGCAAAAAATCCACCACCATCTCCAAATATATCAACAGCAAAAACAGAAAAATTTGCAACCATTGAAGAGAAGATGAATGATATAAAAAATCGTGTTGGATTTGGAAATATTCTTTCAAAGAAAGAAGGGACTGATGATAGCAACCAGAAAGTTGCTTCTGAAATGCAATGCAAATGCAATGGAAAATGTAAATGTGAAGATATTAAAAAAGTTGAAGTAATTTTGAAGTATATAAAAGATATTGTTTCTAACGAACCAGAGTTACCAACTTTAGCTGTTATTGATAGATGTAAGAGCCATGCAGGTCTTGGTTTTGATAATATCAAAATAGATATCGATAGAGTTAAATCTTATATAAACTCTTTAAAAGAAAAGAACCCATCTAGTAAAATGGATACAAGTTACATAAAGATGGATTCAACATCAGTTGATAGATATGACGATATGGCTGATTATTATCGTCATGGGACACCAGATGTAAGATAGGAATTATGAGCGAAATAAGAAAAAAAGAACAAGAAATATTTGAGAATATAAAAACAAACTTTCTAGATTTGGATCCAGCTTATTTTATACAGAATAATTTAAAATTAGACGGATCTGAATTTAGAATTATTGGCAATGGATGGAAATTCATGGCTGATATGTATAGATACATTGGTCTTCAGGCAACTCAAAAAACTGGAAAACCAATTGTAATAAAAAAAGGTCGTCAGGTTGGTGCAACCATGATGGCCGGTGCTTTGGACTTATTTTTTACAAATGGTGGTCTATACTCAAATATGCGTGTTTTACACGCATTTCCTGCTTTACATTTCGTTAAAAGATTTTCGCAAGATAAGTTAGAAGGACTTATTAGAAGCTCAAAGAATAATTTTATAGAAAAAAACAAACTAAAGAGTGCGAACGCTGCCGATAACCTTACAATGAAGCAGTTTATTAACGGAACTCTTTGGATAGATAGTGTTGGTGATGATGCCGATAGAATAAGAGGTATGACGGTAGACGCTATTTTTTTTGATGAATGTCAGGATATGTTAGGTCAATCTATT